CTTGTAGTCCAAAAGTAAGATGCAGACTCACGATCAGTGACGAGACCAACTCTTCTTGCCATAAACTTAACAACACTGATCCAGAGATCTCTATCTAGAAACGGAATCTCAAGATAAAGACGGCTCCCATGATGGTATTTAATCAGATCCGGGCTAATCGATGTCACCAGCTTGACAACTAGCTTCGTGAAGTGTTCATGTTCATGGTCTAGTGCACTGCTGACAAATGGAATACTGTTGCAGATGATCATCCCAATCTCTGGTTTCTCCAGAACGTGGGCAACCTCTTCGGGTATGCTCTTCTCTATTCGCGTCTTGATAAGATCCGCATAACGAAGCTGTCGACAGCTCTGAATCGCGTTCATGTAGTCGATACCATCAAGGTGTGACAGTACGATACAGATCAGCTCTGGGGGGATGTCCTCCATTGTTGGAGGGTTCTCCGGAATGTAGTCGATCTTCATCGGTGGAACATACGGCTCAGGCTCTGGCCCAAGCTCACGAGGCGTACCTTTCAGCAGTGCTCTCCTGTAATCCATCAAAATAGTTGTTGGATGGATTAGTCAAATTGTTCATTTTCCATTCACTTTTAATTTCAAGTAGTCACCTTCAGTTTGTCACTTCAAGTAGTCACCTTCAGTTTGTCACTTCAAGTAGTCACCTTCAGTTTGTCACTTCAAGTAGTCACCTTCAGTTTGTAATGGGTGGTGCGTAGCGATGAATCAGTTGGACCATCTCGTGGGAATTCCCGCTAAGATTTACCTTACGACATGTGGCTTTAGGAGCTTCCAGAAGATTGTTCTCAAGAATGAACTTAACCTCGTCATAGAGACCCCTTCTGACCAGGAACTTGAAGAAGTCGTCGAGCTGAAGGTTATAAGACTCTGCGTACTCTAGAACCTGGTCGATAATGTCGATATGCTTGTTTTCAACGATTCGTTTCCACATTCTCTGGTCGGAATAAGTGTGACGTCCATAGTACTTGAGACCGTAAAGATATGCTGATGCTAGATGATGATCCATCGGCTCCGACTGAGGTGTGCGGGTCAGCCACTTCTTCCATGGAGCACCCTTTATCTGGTTTAGGGTGTAGTCCAGGACATCAAGTCGACCAGATGCAAAAATATCACCAAGTCTGTCAGGATGATTTTTGATCATATGGATCACTTGTTCCTGGGTAAACCCAAGAATCTCTGAGAGGTCGTGCTCAGCGATAGTCGTATCTTGCTCCAGCTGCTCAAACTCTGCATCCGCGGCCTGAATATAGGCGAAATGCTGGGGCACCGGAATATTTCTCTGTAAGAAGATTCCAACAATCGCTCTCGCCCCTCTCATTCCCCTGGAATGTCCATTAACCCTGATATAATGTTTACAAGGGTAAGACTGAAAACAGAGGTCACCCACCTCGATGGTGTTATCACCCTGGCTGTGGGCTGTGTAGGTATTGTTCATTATAAGAAAGATAAGCTACTATTCTTCTAAGCCACATGAAGCTTACTTCTGGTTTAGAAAAAAGTTTCTACTCCTACAATATGGATAGCGAGTATAAGCGCTACCTGTTTGTACAAAAGGTACGCAATATTACCCCTAGCTATGAATACCGAAATATCATAGAAAGATGGGTGCTCTCGATGGCCAATTTAACGGTCAAAAAACGACCAGATCCAGTCTTCGTCAAAACAACCTTGGAAGAGCCGATTAACCAGAAGATGATGCAGGAACTAATCGAGAAGCGGATTATTCCCAACGAAGAAGACGCCCGTAGTTTTGTGGAGAAGCTCATCAAGATGACGGATCGATTCATTAAAAGCCCAGGTGCCGTCCTCAATGGTAAGAATAACGGTCCAGGAGTAGTTGAGCTTAACCGCGGAACCGTCAAGTATAAAACTTTCTCATTTTGTATTCCTGAGCCACGGATGCGATTGTTGTTAGAGATAGCTGAATATAACAGCGCACCCGATCCAGAAGAGGCGGTGGCACGAATGGTCATGCGATACGCAAGTCTTGGGTTAGGAAGCCAACAGTGGACAGTGCCTTTCAGAAACTATCAACATCTATATAAAAAGTATGGAGTTCGCGTTGAAGGATTCTCCAGTCCGATCAACTCACAACTTCTGGCAGTTAACTATCGTGACACCAAGATCTGTACACTGTTTCCGGACACCGACCACTGGTTCAACTCTATCGGACCGTTCTTTGAGGCTCCGATTGAAAACACTGGTCTAGTGGTGAATCCGCCGTTTATTGAAGACATATTGGCACGCGCAGCAGAACGTTGCGTTGAGCTTGGCAAGAAGAAAAGTGTGCTAAGTTTCTACATTATGCCAGCATGGAAAGACTCGGAAGCTTTTGATATAGTAGAGAAAGAAAGTGACTACTACGTTGATCTGAAGAAAAACACATATCAGTACAGCGATAGCGTCAGCAACAAGTATATCAAAGCAAAGTTTAAAAGCATCATGGCAGTTTTCGGTGGAAAGTCCAACGAAGACTACAGTAATATGACCGATGGATTTGTAATATCTTGATTGGTTCTTATGAGGGGTAGGATAGAATGCATCTATCCCGTGAGTGGCCACTCGAAAATCTTTTAAAAAGAATGTACCAGCTAGTGAGGTAACAGCGCGCTTCTTAATCGGCAAACCCCCTTAGAGGAGAAGGAAAGCCGGCGAAACTTGGAAAGGTCTTGCTTGCTCAAATGAACAATTGTTGTTACAGGTGTTGAAACCTAAGAACTGCAAGTTTATCTAACCGTGCCAGTGTCCGAAGACACTAAGAGAAAGCCCAGAATTCTCCAAGCAGACTCTCGATACCGTAGCATGTACGTTTTTAATGACTGATTTTGGAGATTTCGCTAAAATCAATTCAGTTTTTTTTATGAGGGATCCATTGATCCGATTGTGTTGGGTGGGCCCATAGGGACCGTTAGGTTGTGCCAATTATGATGGAGCAAGTCAGCTGTCCTACTCCATCATAACATACACGTATCATACATATATGACTGATTTTGGAGATTTCGCCAAAATCAATTCACTTTTTTACATAGCAGGATGTCTCTTACTTTTTGCGCTTGCCGCCTTTGTGTTTGCGCTTCATGGCGGTACCTGCGGCGATGAATACGACAAAGTTGTTGCCTAGTTCAGTAGTTTCAACCTCAATACCCACTACCTCGTCGGCGCCCATTTGTTGGGCCCTCTGGGTGAGGTCGGCGATGGCCTCAGCACGTACATCGAGATACTTTTGCTCGATCTCTAGCTGACGACCACCGAAAAGACCACTAACAGAGCCAAAGAGACCCCTAAAAAAAGAGATCGCATGGACAGAGATCCCGTGGACAACACCAATAGGTTCCAACTCTTGCATGTTGTAGTACCCAGTAGTCTGAAGACGCATCCTATATCCATTAGGAATATGTTTATTCATTAGGAAAGAAGTTAGTTATGAGGCGACCACCTCTTTACAGGTGATCTAGTGATTTTGAAGAGAAATGCTACAATTGGTCCGATAACACTACCTTTAAAGCGTATTTTTACGATAGTACAGGGGCTAAAGTCGGACCAAGCTCAATTCATGGGGGTTTTTCACTTGGAGGTTCTAGGAAGAGTCCACCTCGTACCTATAACGGCTTCCTTCCTCGCAGGTAGAGAGTCAGGAGCACGTAGAGACCAAAATAGGTCAATCCATATGCCAAAATGTTAGTCATGTTTTGGGGTGTGGGAAAAGGGGGAGATGTACTTTAACTCTTTTGCAGGTATATTCTGTCATCAATTTTTTATGAATAGTTGTCAATATCGTTTCCACATGGCTTCAGCAGTGTCGAGGAAGTCGATCTCATTACGAACCATCTTTTTAATCTTATTCTGACGAGAATCGTTCACCCAGATCCTAAAGATGGCCTTGCTGATCTTGGGACTAAAGGAGATACCGTTAATATATTCCATCTGCTTGGGGTCTAGGGTGAGCGTCTGCCCGACGGCCGCAGCGCTAATATCACCCCAGATCTTGGTACTTTTGCTCTTCGGAACCCTAAAACTCCAGAAGCCACCCTTCTTGTTAGCCGGATCCTCCCACATCGGCATAATACCCTCCTTCATTAGGAAGAACATACCAGCAGAAATATCGGTAACGGAGTTAACCATCTTGTAGTAGTCTTCTAGGGTCTCCAAGACCAAAAGCTTCTTATAACTGTCGATAGACCAGTCGTCCTCGTCCACCTTGTGGAACCATAGAACCCAACGGTGAGCTAAAGGATACTCTGTAGTACTTGTTGTTTCCGACATACTATATCCCTATCAAAATATCCTCCTAAACCGAGCGAAGTTCCTTTTTCAGAAGGGTGCTGAGACTCTCTTAAAAGTGATTTGAAAATGCCTAATATACTGACTAGAGTACAAACCGTAATGGCTTCATACGAAGAAGACGAAGATTTCCCACCGTTCTTTGAAGTGGTGAAGGATGTTGAAGGGGTAAACCGCCTCATCAACAAGATTGTTCATCACTTCTGGTGGACCATTATCATCGAACGGATGAAGTACATGAATACCTACGCAAGGCTCCTTGCTTACGAAAAAGAGCTAGAACGTTGGCAGTACCTAAGTGGAACCATCTTCGATGAACTAATGGAATCACCTCTCCTAGAAGATGACCCAAACAAGGAGTTTGATGTATTTAAGTTCTTCTTCATGAAGTTCATTCAGAACATCTCGAAAGCGATGGGAATGAGCGACGACAGATTCATTAACTTTTGTACAACTATTCTGGAACAGGTTGAAAGCGATACCATGATAGTCGATGGGCATCCCGTAAAGGGAGGTCTTAACGGTCTCCTGGTATGGGTTGCCAGTCATATCCAGAATCTCAAGAGCGACTATCTCCAAGGTCTTCATAGCGAAGAGTGCACTGTTGAACAGTTTGATGAATGGATGGAGAAGGAGGTTGAAAAACTTTGTCTCAAATCTATTGATGAAACACCTTTTCAAAAGGTTCACGCCAGACTTTTCATCGCTATCGCCGTCTATTTCTCCAACAAGGATAGACAAAGTCTAGTTGAAAGTCAGGTTTCCAAGGCTCTAAAAGTGAAAGCTTAGAGGCTTATTTGGTAAACTACTTATAAAATGTCTTTGATTGGGTATCACGGTAGTATCAAGAAGTCGTGCTACGGCGACTCCATTAAGTGGCACTGTGAAAACTCAGGCGTAAAATGCCTCCAAGTAGTCATGAAAAGTCTCTATAAGTGGGCATGCTCGAAGCTCAAAGACGCTGACTGTCAAGCATGTCGACAGTATGTCCTCGAGAATGATGTCTTCATTGTTTCTCACGGTTCTTACCTGATTAACATGGCAACCGCATGTGCCGCTGATAGCAAAGAGATGAAGAATGCCGTTGACGACCTCAGGGCCGTTGCTAGGATCGGTGGAATCGGTTCGGTTTTCCACGTCGGAAAGCATAAGAAGCGAGATATCGCTGAATGTCTAAACAATATGGAGGCCTTCATTCGAGAGGTGATTCGTCAAACCCCTGAGGTCGACACCCACTTCATTCTGGAGACCGCCGCTGGCCAGGGTAGTGAGCTCTGTGTCAAGATGGAAGACTTTGCAGCCTTCTATGATAGGTTCAGCGAAGACGACCGGAAAAGGGTACGACTATGTGTTGACACCTGCCATATCTTCGCCGCCGGTTACGACCTCACTAGCCCTGAAGCCGCAGTCGCTTTCATCCGGAAGTTCGAAGATCTGATCGGCTGGAAGTACGTCGATGTCGTTCATCTTAACGACAGTAAGCATCCGTGTGGGTCCAAGAAGGATCGACACGAAAATATCTGTCAGGGATATGTCACAGTACAGGGACAGAAGCCAGAAGGTCTTGCCAGGTTCGTCTACGAGATGACCGTCAGAGATATTCCGATGGTACTAGAAACTCCTAATGGTACTCTAGAAAAGCCAGGAGAGGTGTTGCTTGTAAAAAAGTTGGTTCAGCTTGGAGCCGAACTAGTAGCTTCTTAAGAAACCAAAAACATTTCTTTATAACTTTCCATCAGTTCGGGAGCCTTAGGGATATCGATCTTGATGTCGTCGATGTTCTCCAGGAATTCGTTAAACACTTCCTGAAGATCTAGCTGAAGCTCCTTCGTAAGTTCGCTAAGTTTTTGGGCATCGTTCGGCTGATCAAGTGCAGCGTTCAGAACGATCTCTCCAAGGTCAACAGCTTCAGCGTTACTCAGTTTAGAAACCGTTTCACTTAGGTCAGCACCACGACGGTACTTGTTAACAAGAGTTTCGATCTGCTCATACTCAAGGGTGACCTTTGAGGCAACGTTGGCCCAGCTCTTGCCATTGTTCATCTGTCTTTCACCCTTCTTGCTGATAAGAAGATCCTCCATCATAAATCGAATACGGTTACACCAGTTGTAGCTGTTGAGGAGTCGCTCGAAATGATCCAGATACTGCTTGATGTAAGGTGCAGGGAACTTTCTCTTCTGCATTACCTTCCAACCGGTAACAAAGGTTTCGATGCAAACGTCGTTAGGCTGACTGGCTGGTGGAAGCGGTTCACCCTTACTGTCAAGGTCGCTAACTCCGAGAAGATCGAAGAAAACAATGTGAACGGCGGGTTGACTAATAAGACGATCAAGGTAGAGCTTAACGATGAACTCTACGATGGCTAGGATGTGTCGCTTAGCCTTAAAGCGATCACTCTCGTCCTCGGCAGTTTCCATCGCCTGAAGGTACTCGTCACGTTTGGAAAACTCCTTCTGTAAAAGGTTAAGAAGATTGCGGCGGAAGTTAACCTGCTTGCGACTGTCAGCGCGAAGGGCCTCCTCACTATGGAAGGGACCATGAAGGGTGGTATCATCCTTCTCAACGTTGTAGTTGTGCCCCCAGTAGAGCTCACCGTCGTTGTCTACAATGGTGACAAGCTGGTCGTGCCATTCCTGCATGGACCAGATCTGGGAACAGAGGAGGATGTAGATAGATTGGAACTGCCGGTCGAAGATGATCTTACGATGCACCTCGATGGCGAGAATGTCGAGCGTTTCAACACTGTTAAACTGGGAAATCTTAGACTGCAGCTCCGCAATAATCTTCTTTGCGTTGCTGTCGTTAATCTTGTTAAGAGTTCCCCGTACAGACTGCTGAATCCGCTCGATATCCGAGTTAGGAGTAAAGAGCTTAAAGTTCGATCCACCGCGCACAATTACGTGGTTTCCACGCTTCTTAAAGTGCTTCTTCGGGAAAGATTTGTACTTGGTTGTTCTACTGAAAACTGGTGTCTCGCTATCGATCTCAAGAATATGTTTATAATCTTCGATAAAGTCACCAATGTTCTCAATCTTCGCCTCAGAATACTGAGAAGCCAAACCACGGATAAATTCTATAGTGTAGATCATCGCACTTTACTCCTTAGGATATATATCTCTAAATCAAAAAAAGAAAGCCTCTTTGGCTGAAAAACTAGAATTCCAGCAGGAGAGAAGCTCCGCGTAGCGGGGCTGAGCGACATGAGGCGTAGCCGAATAAGAAGTCACAGTTTTGAAATAAGAAGTCACAGTTTTGAAATAAGAAGTCACAGTTTTGAAATAAGAAGTCACAGTTTTTGAAGAGTTGACCAGTTCAAGCCAAACTGTTTGATCATCTGGCGAACTGTTTGTTGGGGGTACATGCCTCCGTTTCTAAAAAGATGGGCGTAGTATTTGGCGGCGCTGTCGTTCTCGCCGTGAATGCTGTAAATGTACATCGGGATCTTAGTCTGGATTGAGAGCATGGCGTTCTTCAGTTGGAAGTTCCGGTAAGTGATAGTTCGTTTTAGCTTGCTACTAAGCCACTTATAAATGTAAGGAGGGTTCTTAAGACGAAGTTTATAACTGTTCTTCAGATGGGCGTGGTTAAATCCGTAGACATTAACCGGCACATTCTTAACATTAACATTCAGAGTCATCCCCAGAGCGATAAACGGCATCTTAAAAGGGTTCATCCCCCTCTTAGCCATCCAGATTAGGCCGGTCGGGAAGGTGATAAACTGTAAATAGTTTACCTTGTGTCCCTTCTGCTTATAATATTCCTGGATCAGCTTGGTAAAATCTGCATGCAGGGCGTCGTCGTCATCTAAGCGGGTGGTGATCATATGATTCACATTCGTGTCGATACCGGCGTCGGCTAGCCAGTCTATCCGACTGAGCTTGTAGGTTTCTGGTTTCCACTCTAAGATTCGGATGAAGTCGTGCTCCTTAGTTAGATCTTCGAGCTGCTCGCGATATTTGTCGTTCAGTTTCTGGTCGATCAGCAGGACCCAGTAAAACCGCTTAGAGGTCTGGTTAAGGATAGATGGGAGACAGATCGTCTTAAAAACCCTCATCCTCCGGTCTAAGCGCTTCGGGCTAAAGAGACATCCCTGCTGCTCTGTCAACATGTTAAACCTCACACTAAAACGGGTGATTATCACATGCCGGTAGCTCATCGCTCCTATAATTTAAAATTACGTTTTCTAAAGAAGGTTCTGACACGTCTAGGATCGGAAGCATTAAGACCGGGGTTAAGGAGATATCGTGTCAATGCTTTAATTTAAGGACTGACTGGTGTCGGGAATACACTTGGGGGTTTTGAGAAAGTTTTTTTTACTGGTGCTCTTTAACCGGAAAAGATAAAGTTTGTCTTGGACTCTTGGTCTCTGGTCACAACTTTCCCCCCTGAGATATATCTTCTGAGGTTGTTAATAGGATATTATTAATAATAATTATAAGTATATTGAATTATAATTAATATCCAATAGTATACACTATAATATTTTCTTTAACACACAAGATAGGGTCCACACTTTCTCATCCCACATAAGATAACTGTGTGGGCTTAGAGTTTTATTATTAGATAGATGTATAAAATGACATACGAATGTTTTAGATGTGGATATGAAACTAGTCGTAAAGATGCTTTTCGGAGACATTTAATTGGTACAGAAAAAAAACCAAGAATCAAACATTGTAAAATTAAATACTTAAATGTGGATCCACACGAGATACTCGAGAAGTATGACACTTTCCTTGATGAATATAAGGAGGCAAAGGAAGCTGGTCCATCTAATACAACTGAGGTATGGAAATGTGATAAATGCAATATGCAAACACCTTATAAGGGTAATTATCAACGACATATTAAAAATAAGGTTTGTTTATCAGAGTCACAACTTTTACTTGAGGAAATAAAAGAACTTAAAGAAAATCATCTGCAGTTATTACAGCTTATTGCTACCAATCCTGCAACTACAACAGGTGGCAGTATTGATCTGATTGCAAGTACTGTTGAAGGAGATGTTAATCAGACTAATCAGCTTAATAATGTTGTGAATAATATTAACAATAATGGAACGATGCCTAATGAATTTGGAAAATTAGATGTCGGACATATCACAGTTGAGGAATGGTATGAATTCACTGGCCAGGCTTTTACAGGATTTCACAAATTTATGGAAAGGGTTTATAAAGGAAACCCTAAAAATTTTAATGTATTTCTAAGAAACAGATCAAGAAATGATGCTGATGTATATAGACCCCCTCATTGGGAGACACTAAGCTTAGATGATGTTTGTTTTGATATTGTTCAAAGTTGTGCAGATGAATTTTCAGATTTTATTGAGAACGAGGCTGGAAATTTACCTTATCAGGATTATCATAATATGGATAAAGCATTAACAGATATCCAGAAGACAAATAAAGGAAATAGGAGAGCACGTGAACAAGCAAAAAGAATATTTAAAAATACAAGATACAATAAAGAGGTTAACGAGAATTACAGAAAAGTTACGGGTTCTAGTATTCCAGATCATACGATTTAATTTAGAAGAACATTCATAATTATTCTACATAATGTCGCGAAAGGCACTTAGTAAGAAAGATCGTTTGGTTTTATTAGAAAAGCAGGATAATAAATGTGGCTATTGTACTGAACAACTGTCTTGTTTAAACTTCCATATTGATCACCTTATTCCTGTGTCATGTGGAGGAGGTAACCAGAAAGATAACCTAATCTGTGCATGTCCAAACTGTCATTCAGTTAAAACACATTATATTGACTGTTTGATTAGAAAGATTATCAGTAACGGTTTAAACTATGTATCAAGAAACTGGATTATAGAAGCTGTTCAGCACTTTCTCAAGCTTTATAGTGATAATAATTATGATGTTGAAGATGTTGAAATGGATGAAGATCCATTAACTACAAGTTCTTTGAGGTATGATGTTAAAGATCGACACCACGTGTGTATTTTTGAAGTTGAAGAAAATTATGATGAGAACATAGCAGGTTCATTGTTTTATAGACTTTATCAATCATCTCTCAGAAAGATGGGTTATAACTCACATCAACGTTATGGTAAGGGGCGTATATGTCTTTGTTTTCGTTGTGGATTCCTGACTACTGGTCCATCTTTAAAACTATTTTCTTACCATCTTAACAGTAATGTGCCATGTGTACCAAGATTCCTTGATATTAGTAGATATGAGATGGTTATTAATTATGAGAAATATTTCTCAGATTTGAATCTAATTGAAGAAATCCGGTCTAATGTTTATAACTGTGATGTTCCATCTTATTGTGAAGTTATGGAAGATGATTTAAAACCTATTACATGTGGGATAGAATCTAATTGCGACTTCACCACAGATGATAAACGTATTTTAGAAAAGCATAAACAACTGCACCACTAGTGCGCCACAATAATAACCAACTGTTTGTAACAGTAGATTATAATGGCAACCACTCTTTTTGATCTGCCTATTGAAATCATCTCTGAGATCTGCAAGAAGCTTACATACCACGAAATGCGCCGGTTCGCACTAGCAGTCCCTCCCAGCGAGTACATCTACAAAACCGTCCAGGCAGAAGTCGAATACCTCCGCAAACGCCGACTCAAAGCCGTCTCACTAAGCGCCGCTAACATGGCAGAAGATACATACCAACAGTTCCTCGCTTACCACCGTGTGCGTCTAGGACGGTGTCTAAACGCAGGCATGCTAAATGACGTCCGCGACCACAGGCACCTAAGAGAGGTTTTCGGGCGCGGTTCTGAGATGTTCAAAGGACTCAGGCAGCTACTCGAGGAAACACTCGTAGAATGGGCACTAAAGACAGATAGAATTGATGAAGCAAGTGCAGCACTGTTCCTCTACGAGAAGGAGGAGAATAAGATCAGCGACATCCGACTGGCTCACAGGTTCAACACGCACTTCTTCAAAACTTATAACTTTAACCTGGTCATCAGCTACAGTCTGGCCAAACCAGCCGATGACAGCTGCCCCAAAGATATCCCGGTTGCACTCAAATATATGCTCCCAGGTAACCTGAAGAACCGGACATACGGGCGTCGATGGAAGCCACCACGTCGCGAGAAGCGGATGAAGGGGCTTTACAGTATCAAAGGGAGGTGTCGCTGCTGTAATCGGCTGGAAGAGCTAGAGTTTACTGGGAGGGTTTAATTTTATTAACATTTTGGTAACCAGGAGGTTCAGTTGCTGAGAGAATCATCAAGATCCTTCATACAACCTTCACAGAGAAGCTCATGACTTTCCTGAATCATGTGAACAAGACGGTCAAGGGTGGCGGGGGTGACAAAGCGCGTGTAGAGCTCGTACGCAACTTCAGCAGTACAGAGTTGATGCTGACACTCAGCACATTGCAGAGACTGTGTATGCTCACGAAACTTATCCTCAACATACTTGTTCTGAAAGCCAACGAAAGTGGGAGGGCTGGATGCTTGCATTTTAGTTTTAGCTGGTACTTTATTATAACTTACTCTGGGCTCTTATGTCATCAAATTTTATAAACCAGTATATGGTACCCTTTCTTGAAGTTGTACATATACTTATGTTTTGAATATATGAATGCTGATTTTGTATAGAATTCTCCGCAGAGGCAGCAGTGAAGTGCGCGTTTCAACCGCCTTCCTTCATATTGTCTTTTACCTTTGTCTACACATCTCAAACATACTATGAGCCTGTCTCCTACTGCAATAGGACTTCTGCGAGCCATCAAACGTAATTGGGAACGCGGCATCTTATTCTTTTCAATGCGAAATCTGACTCTAGTATATCCTTTGCAAATGTGACATGTACCACCCTTTGAAGACGGGTAATGTATGCCATTCCGATTGATAGAACCGTCAGAGCATTGATCTACTCGCGCCTCAGTTTTCATGCACCTTTGGCATATCTTAAGAATCATGATGTGAGCCATGAGATAGTTTGTAATAGTATTGTAATCACTTTTAAAAGTGAACCGTTTTAAAGCTTTATTTTGGTAGTATTAAAAGCGAAGATGATGAAATCTGTGCGATTTGGTAACCGGGGGGCCCTAAAGATTGAGGAATCCAGTATCCTATCGGCCATTAAGGACGGGATTGAATCTCAAATCGGGTACTCGATGAGCGATAAGCGCCACTCCCTCCTCAACGCTAAGACCCTAAAAAGACTTGAGAAAACACCTTACCAGGTCGGGGTTAACACCCTTGGCCAGAGATTCCTTCTGCTGTTGACCACTGTTGATGTGGGAGGCAATAGCAAAAGGTGGACTATCTTTATCAACAGGAAGTCAGGCATGATGATTGTCGTGCGCTTCCGTTTTACAGCCGATCTCTTTGTAGGTCCGGACGAAAACGCTTTCCAGGGATCCCTTTTTGAGGGTGAACTGATACGCTGTAAGAAGGGGAATAAAACCGAGTGGCACTACCTGATCTCAGATATCCTGGTCGATCGCGGTAGTTCCACCAAGGAGACCCCTTTTGAGAAGCGCTTGGCGCGAATCGGCGAGATTGTGGGGGAGAGTCATGTACCGGACAACAAGCAGGATCCCTGTAAAGTTCATGTGAAGCGATACTTTGGATACGACAATATCCAATCTATCGTTGACGACTACATTCCGACGTTGCCTTTTCAGAATGCCGTAACAGGTCTTTCCTTTAAGAGCAATACAAAGAACATTCTCTATATTTTGCCTGAATTTAGGGCTTCTAAGAAGTCGGTGGCTGAACAACCTAAGAAAACCACAAAGATTACTATCCCTAAGGGTGCTATTAAGAAGCGCAGAGAATCCAGTACGCCTAAGGTACCTGCTGTATCACCGGAAGATCATGACGGTCACTTTAAGGTTGTCGAGACTGATATGCCGGACGTTTACGAGCTATTTGACAGGAAGGGGAACAGAGGTGGATACGCCGCTATTCCTGACCTGGACACAAGTAACCTGATGAACGATCTTCTTGAGGAGGTCGATGAAACCGGCGAAACGCTCTATATGAAGTGCGAATTCTCAAAGAAATTTTCAAAGTGGGTGCCGAAAGAAAGGACTAGTCCATTCTAGAGGCAAGGGCCGAAAGAAAGGACTAGTCCATTCTAGAGGCAAGGGCCGAAAGAAAAGGCAGAACCGTTTTGAAGTCTACATTATAACACATTTGCATTTAGGGGTAGGGGGTTCTACCGGTTCGGAAGACTGGTCGTCGATTGTTGTCCAGATCTCCCAGTGAGCGCCAAAGTCAGAGTAGGCGTAGTTGGTGTAACCACGCTCTCCCCAACGAGTTCCCCAACTATTTCTGATAATAAACCCTTTCTTGTCATAACCAACTACAGTAACGGCGTGACCTCCACGCTGCTGTTCGTCAGGGGTTTGAGGTTTCCAAAACTGAGATCCAAAGTTGTAGGTTGGGAACGAGATGTAACACGGACCGTTCTTGACTAACGCCTTCTTCAGATCGGTCACGGTTTCCACACGAGCATAACCCTTGATCTTGTAGTTACCAGCATCTTTGCGGGCGTTTTCTGGTGGCTCATGCATAGTTTTGTAACGGAAAATACGTTCGCGACAGATGCCATGGTTAGATAGAATCTTCATAACATCGCGACCGTACATACCTTCGGAGTTTTGATTTACGCGAAGGTTATAAACGAACTGTGGGGAAAGGTGTTCGCTGAGGTCTGCGTCGATCTTCTCCTGCCATTCTTTCATACAGGCGGCGGTTTGTGCGGCACAGGTTCCCTGGTTTCCCTGATCGCGAATCGGCTGCAGCTGCTTACGGAGGTCAAGTGTTTTAGGAAGTACAGACTTAACGGTTCTTGCGTAGATGGTAGCGGCTTTCCAATCTCTGTAATCTTCTGGAGATTTAAGTGCGCGTAGTGGATAGTTCATCTATACTATTTCGTTTGAATTTTCTGGCACACCAGTATAGATGGTTAAGTCTGGTATTAGGGCTGCGTTACAGGAATCTGAACCGATCGGTTACCTTCCGGCTCGTGCTAAGTATATCCACAACACGGGGTGTCAGGTTGGTGGTAAAGAGTCGCTTAAGCAGCTTAAGAACGAAGCACCAGAAGCTTTAAGAAATATGTCGGCTAAGATTATGAAGTACTATGAACAACGAAAGAAACGCCGTTCCAAGAAGAAGGCCCACGAAGATGGACGTATATCGAGCAAGAAGAGCTCTAAGAAGTCTAAGGGTGCAAAGAGCAAGCGGAAGAAGACCCCGACCAGACGCAACCAAGGCAAACGCAGTACACAGAAGGGCGCTGGCGCGATGACTCAGAGTTTCCTTAACGTTCTGAACAAACCTGCTCTTTCTGCAGTTATTGTTCTGCTAGCCCTTAACCAGCTGGCCGGTAACTGGTCTAAGTACAAGCTTAAGGGTGGTGCTTCCAAGCGCAGTCAAAAGAATGAGGTTGAAAAGTTCAAGAAGATGCTTAGCGGTATGAAGAAGAACAGTTTGGTCCGCATGGCTGAGACTCTTCTGGCTCTTGCGCCGATGAAGCCTAGCGACAAGCGTTACGGACAGCTTACCAGTATTGTTAACGTCTCTGACCTGAAGCAGGCTGGTGGTTTCCATCTAAACATTAACAAGCTTGGTGTTGCAACTCTTCTCTTCCTTCTACAGCAAGTTATCGATAAGAAGTGGGTTAAGTCCCAGCGTGGCGGAAGCCGCAAGGGAAAACGCAAGTCTAAGAAGAGTGGTGCTGGTTGCGGTTGCAACAAACTTCCTAGTGATAAAGCCCTATTCGGAGATCTCGATCGCGTCATCAGTCAAATGCACGGTGGTGCTGCTGAACGTGTTCCGATTGTTCGTACCGCTCCACGCAGCCATGTTTATAATCAGGGTGAAACCAGTTGCATGCAACCTGACTGGTGTGCTCAATGCGTTTAAGAGACGCAGAGTTGGTTAAGACCGGTGTCGAAGTCAACTGTAACGTCCCAGCCAAGGTCCTTTAGTTTCTGATTGCTGATGTAGTATCGCTTGTCGTTGTAGGGGCGATCTGGAATGTACGTAATCCACTTATTATACTCTTCCACCGGCGCTTCTGGAAGAATCCCTTGTACTTTACTAATGAGAATCCTAGCGATTTCCATTACACTGTACTCCTCGCTTTCGTCCGTACCTATATTGTAGATTTCACCGATGACACCGGCATCAAGTACACGTTCGAAAGCCCTGGCCACATCGTGAACATGGATGAACCCGCGAACGTTAGAACCGTCACCCTGAATTGTAACCTGCTTATCATCCTTAAGTAGCTGGATGAACCGTGGAATTAGCTTCTCAGGATACTGATTAGGTCCGTAGACATTGTTTCCTCGGGTGATAATAATTGGCATCTTAAAGGAGAAGTAGTAAGACTTGGCGATCAGTTCGGCTGCAGCCTTGGTAGCGGCGTAAGGGTTAGTGGGGCATAGGACCGATTGCTCAGTCTTCTTCTCTTCGCTTTTGTCAAGCATCGATTCTCCGTAGACCTCGTCGGTGGAGACGTGAATGAACCGCTCGATACCACCGTACTGGCGACAGCTTTCGAGTAGAATATGTGTGGCCATAACGTTATCACGGGTGTATTGGAGGGCGCCGTCAAAGCTGTTATCTACATGGGACTGAGCTGCGAAATGGATAACAGTGTCGACCTGAAAGTGATTAAGTACATGGTCGACTAGATCTTTAGAACAGAGGTTACCCTTGACTAATGTGTAAAGAGGTGAGTTTCGGATCTTTTCATCAACATTGTCTTCAGAAGCGCAGTAGTACATGGCATCGATGTTAACGATATGAGTGTCAGGGTTTCTGGGAAGATAGTAGTTAATAAAGTTAGAGGCGATGAATCCGCAGCCACCGGTTACTAGCAGGACCTTCATTATAGACCTAAGTTAGAAAAGGAGACCTGTGTTAAGACGCGTACCTGACTTTTATAAAGATTTCTTATAATGAAGGTTCTTGTTTATGGTGGTAAAGGTTGGATCGGTAGTCAGTTTTGTGAAGGACTTGATGAAGCGGGGATCGAATATGTGCTTGGTAAAGTGAGGGT